TACTGCAAACCCTGGTCCAACTTTTAAGTTTAAGGATGTTGGGGTATATGATTTAGGAGACGGACTTACGCTTGCTGATTATATCAAAGTCGGCAGCAATGTAAGAATACAGGCTAAAGTGCGGAGCTACAATTCTGATACCGGTCTCTTTGAACTTGACCCAGTAAGTGTAGAAGCTCGATAACAAACAACTTTATATTTGACCGAGATGCTTAAACGGTGTCTCGGTCTTTTTTTATGTCTTTTTCCGCCGCGCGAAAAATACATTCCCTTTTATGAAGAGAGGAGTAAAAAAGCTATTTTTAAGAATAGACATTCTCTTTTCAGTTTTGAAAAAACTACATGAAAGGAGGCTCATTTGCCAATGCTCGAAAGTCAATTTCAATCGAAGCTCATTAAGGAGCTTAAGAAACTTTTTCCGGGTTGCATCGTGATGAAAAGCGACTCTGGATATTTACAGGGCATTCCTGATCTGCTTATTCTGTTCAATGACAAATGGGCTGCTCTGGAATGTAAACAACACGCTGGCGCAAAAAAGCAACCGAACCAAGAATATTATGTGGGCAAGATGGACGAGATGTCTTTTTCCAGATTTATTTGCCCCGAGAACAAGGAGGAAGTGCTGCATGATCTTCAACAATCATTCCAATCTTGAAGGGCAACACGCTTTTCTTGGTGCCAGCAAGTATCATTGGATTAACTATGATGAAACAAAAGTAGCCGATGCTTATTCAAAGTTTTTGGCCACACAGCGAGGAACCGTTCTACATGACTTTGCATGTCAATGTATCACTTTGGGGCAAAAACTCCCTAAGTCACAGAAAACATTGAACATGTATGTCAATGACGCAATTAGTTTTCGTATGGTGCCTGAACAGATTCTGTTTTATTCAGAAAATTGCTTTGGCACCGCCGATACGATTGTGTTTCGGAATGGTACGCTTCGTATTCACGATTTGAAGACCGGTGTCGTGCCGGCGCACATGGAGCAGCTTGAAATATACGCTGCTCTTTTTTGTTTGGAATACAAGGTGAAACCATCGGAAATCGAGATGGAACTTCGTCTGTATCAGAACAATGAAATTCTATATCACACGCCTACTGCCGAAGATATTGTTCCAATCATGGACAAGATTATTACTTTCGACAAGGTTATTAGAAAAATCAGAGAACAGGAGGGTTAAACCATGAGTCTCACGGATGATATTTTAATGCATTACGGTATGCCCAGAAGGTCTGGTCGTTATCCTTGGGGTTCGGGTGATAACCCTTATCAGCACAGCGGTGATTTTCTCTCTCGTGTGGAAGAACTGAAAAAGTCTAATTTCACCTTTACAGATAAAGATGGAAAAACTTACACAGGAGAAGTGGCCATTGCAAAATCTATGGGCTTGAGTACAACCCAATTTCGTACCCAGATGAGCCTTGCAAAGGACGAACGCCGTTCTGCTGATGTCGCTACGGCTAAGGCTCTTCGTGCTAAGGGCTATAGTTTGAATGAAATCGCTGACAAGATGGGCTTTGCTAACGATTCTTCGGTTCGCTCACTTTTGAATGAGAGTTCCGAAGCTCGTATGAATCAGGCAAAGCAGACCGCTGAATTTCTGAAAAAACAGATTTCGGAAAAAGGCATGATCGATGTCGGAACCGGAGTCGAAAGAGAGCTTGGTATTTCGAAAGAGAAAATGAAGCAGGCTCTTTATATTTTGGAAATGGAAGGCTATCACATCTATGGCGGCGGTGTCCCTCAGGTAACAAACCCGGGTAAGCAAACAAACATCAAGGTTCTCTGCCCTCCAGGAACAGAGCATAAAGAGATTTATAATTTTGAGAATGTTCATTCTGTCAGAGACTATGTGTCTCATGATGACGGCGAGACTTTCGATAAGTTCGTCTATCCCAAAAGCATGGATTCAAGTCGCTTGAAAATCCGTTATGCAGAAGACGGCGGAATTCAGAAAGATGGTGTCATTGAAATTCGTCGCGGTGTAG